TCGTAGGGTACGGCTTGTTCGGCAACTATTTCAGGATGCCACCGATACTCAAATAATCGAAAACCTTGCTCATAACGACCTGCGTGTAGGTGGTCATAAGCTAACTTATATTGGGCGTGGGGGTCTAAATTAGTAGTAATATGCTTTCCTCATCGTCTTGTTCAGCAAGGCGTTGAGTTTCAAGTATTGCGAGCCTAGACCTTATTTGGCCTTGTTCTCGTCTTAACTCTACCGCCCTTAGCAACTTGCTTCGTTGGTTTTCAAGGTAGGCGATAGACTGCTCTAGTTCTGTAGTATCAACTGGCGGTATACCAGCCTTAACCTCTTGAATAGATTGTAGTTTATTTTGTTTCTGTTTAGCAACAATTTTTGATGGGTCAACTAAACCCCTAATTCGTGCTTTGCGAGATTCTCGGTCTGCTCGTTGGGCTTTTAATAATGCAAGCTCTTTTTCCCGTATCTTGCGGTCTAGGTTCTTAGCCCGTCTTATTTCTTCAGGGGTAAAACCGTCATGGGTATCATCAAAAGGCGATGGCGGTACTGCACTTATCTGAAAAGCGTTATTTTGGAACGCATTGGCTTGGAAAGCGGTTTGAAACATATTAACTAAACATTAAGAATTAGTTAAATCAGCATCTTCTACTACTGGCTTTTCTGATACTTTAACCGTATATACCCAATCTCCCAAAATATAAGGCTCTGTAGGCTCTAAAAGCTGTGTTTCTGAATCATGGGCTAAATAAGTATTGATAGGCATACAGTTGTTTTCAGCCAAAAATTCTGCGTTTGGCCCACTATTGGCAAACGAAGTATTAGGAAACATAGATTTGTAGTCTGCTACATCAACCACTTGTCCATCTTCAATTTTTGCAATTAACATATAAATCCTTATTGATTAGGAAAGGCTTGTGAAGGCGGTGTAAAGTTTGCTGTGTATCGTGCCACACCTTTAGTAATACGTAGGTCATCAATGTAACCGTTTAAAGCAGAACCACCGACTCTGTCTGCTCCAACATACAGTATGTTAGTTTGATTAAAGTCAGTAGCAACCGTGCCTGTACCATCGTTTGTACCGTTAATGTAAATCTTAGTTTGATTTGTTCCTGTGCCTTCTCTAACTACTGTAACAAAATACCAAGTAGATACAAGTAATGCACCAGTAGAAGTTATAGATGAAGAAGTATGATTAAATACTATTTGGTTTAATGAGTTTGTACCAAGTGACCACCCCGTTGTAGATGTTCCTTTAGAAACAAAACCTCTTGCAGAGCCAATAGCGTTTAAATAAACCCATCCCTCAATTGTAAAATTTCCTGTGCCAAGTTGTAAATTTACGCTGTCAGGCGCAGTAAGCCAATCACCAGTACCATCAAAACTTATACTGCCAGTACCAAATTTAGTAACACTTGTACTAATCTGTGCGTTACCCACAGTTTCTAAATCATTCTTAATAGCATTGTCAAAGATACCAGCGTTAGTAAAGTTAAGTAAAAACTGTGTATTTGTAATATTTGTTAAAGGAGCAGTTGGTGGTGTAAAGTTGGCTGTATATAAAGCTGTACCTTTTAGAATCCTAGTGTTTGAAATGTAGCCAGTAAAAGCAGTAAGACTTAATTGGCTTTGGTCACCACCGACAAAAATATTTTGCGCTCCACCCCCATCAATACTTCCTGTAAAAGTTGCGCTTGCTTCAAATATTCCATTGAGATATAGCGAAACAGTATTTCCAGAGCGAACAGCAGCCACATGATGCCATCTACCAATCGGTGTTGGTGTTGTAGCAAGTATAAATATTGAACCATTACCAATAAAAAACGAAGCAGAATTAGGGTTAAGTGTATTGTGCCTATCGGATAATGCCCATACGTTTGCTCCAAAGTTGCCATTACAAACAGTTACAGGAAAACTTCTTACTTTTCCTGTTTGGTAGTACCATGTTTCAATAGTAAAATCACCAGAACCTAATGATAAATTAGTAGACGATGATGTCGTTCTCACCGTATCATCAGTACCATCAAAATACCCACTTCCGCCATTAACGCTTGTACTATATGCAGAAGTAGGTGCAAAAGGACTCCAAGGCTGTACTGATGGTGTCCCTGTAGAAGTAATAGTAAAATTATTACTTGAGTTGTCTACAAAACGATTAGATTGGCAAGTAAGCAGCCTTGTATTTGTTATAGCTGTAAGTGGTGTAGTGCTTGGAGTAAAGTTAGAAGTGTAGACGGCTGTGCCTATTACAAATCTTAAATTAGATATATACCCATTAAAATCTTCTGTTGCACCTCTATTTTCTCCAATTCTAGCTTCCGTAGTTTGATTAAAATTGGTGCTAGATGTTCCAGTTCCGTCATTCGTTCCGTTGATATAAAGTTTTAATTGATTTGACCCAGTACCTTCTCTAACTACTGCAACATAAGTCCATGTATTTGCTGGAATAGTACCCGTAGAATCAATGTTAGTAGATGTGTCCGTAAATCTTAAAGTATTTGATGATGTAATTCCAAATACAAATCCTGTAGGTGTAGCCGCTCCTTTTGCAAAAATAGTATGAGCAGCGGCAGCAGCATTGCGATAAACCCACGCTTCTAATGTAAATGAGCTAGTTCCAGCCCTTAAATTTGCATTGTCAGCTATTGTTAGTCTATCGTTAGTTCCATCAAAGTAATTACTCCAATACCCAGCAGCTTGGCTAAATGGTGTAAATGTACCTTGCGTAGAATTACCGTTACGAGTAATGGCAAAGTTATTAGTAGAAGAATCTAAAAAGGTATTATTTTGCGCCCCGTTAGTTCCGTCACCATGTAGTAATAAGCTAACTTGATTAAAGTTTGGGTCGTTATTAGATGCGGCTGGTTGCACACCATCAGATTTAGTTGCGTAACTAAACATTAATAATTCTGCCCCAATACTGATGAATAAGTATTTGTGCCGTCTTGAAAGAAAGTAAATATATCAAACTTGCCATTTACTGCTGTTGCGGTTGGGGTTACTCCACCAGCCCATTTAATAACAGAACCACCAGCCCAAGTAATTGAATGAGAACCACCATAGGCAATAATAATTACAAACGATTTGCCAGCTACAGAACTGGGCAATGTAACTGTTGTATTAGCATTAGTGGTAAATTTTTGAACCGTTCCATCAGTTAAAGCAACAGTAAATGAGCTATTAGCAGCAGGTGAAAATAGCGTTTCTGTGTAATTTGTAATTGTTGGGTTAGTTAATGTTTTGTTTGTAAGAGTTTGTGTATCCGACAACGTAGCTACTGTAGAATCAATCGCAATTGTGCCTGAAGTGGTAATTGTGCCGCCTGTTAAACCTGTTCCAGCGGTAATAGATGTTACTGTGCCTGAACCTTTATTATTAAAAGTAGTCCAATCGGTGCTTGTAAGGTAGCCATTTACGCTACCAGTTGCCGCAGCCATGCTGATTGCTGGGGTATTGCCACCTGAAGACACGACTGGAGCAGTACCCGTAACAGAAGTTACTGTTCCCGTTGTTGGTGTAGCCCAAGTAGGTGTTGCCCCTGCACCTGCGGATGTAAGAACTTGACCTGCCGTACCTTGTGAACCATCAAAGCTAGTAGTACCAGTAACGCTTAAATCAGTAAAAGAACCAGCAACAGCAGTCGTAGCACCTATAGTAGTTCCATTAATTGTGCCACCTGTAATGGCTACTGCGTTGGCATTTTGGGTAGACATCGTTCCAAGACCAGTAACATCGGTGTTTGGTACGGTTGCAACAGCCGTCATAGCACTTGTGCCGTTACCCTTTACATAACCTGTTAAGGTTGCAGCACCAGTTCCACCGTTGGCTACATCAATTACACCTGTTAATGCGTGGTCAGCGTTCCAATCACTAGGGCGAACTAAACTAGTGTCCGCATCATCAGGAATGGTGCTGACTTTAGTGTGTTTGACTGTTATTGGCATTACTGTACCCCAATTATTTTGCCGTCTTGACCTCTAACCACTTGTTTTGGTTGGCTTAGTTTGTCTATTAAAGCTCCTAAAGTAGCAGTCATTTCTTGATTACCTTGAGCAATAGCGTTGGCTATCGGGGCTAATGGGTGTTCAAGGTTTTGAATCATGTTCTCATCATTGTCGTATTGCTCGGCTATTCCTTCACCGCTATCCACACCTGCGGAAATACGAGCCGTTTCAATCTTAGCCCCATTGTTAATGTAAGCAAGCAAGAGTTGGGTATTACGCTCAGTCATCATCTTCATCTGAGCTAACTTCATCTCCATCTCTCGGTCTTGAGCATTACGCTGTTCTTCCAGTTGGAATTTAAGCTGATTCTCTTGTGCCTGATATTCCTGTTTAGCCTTTTCCAATTCAATCTGAGCAGCCATCTTCTGTTGTTCAAGTTGGGCAGTAATTTGAGCCTCGGCTTGTTTCGCCTGAGTTTGAGCCGCCATTTTCTGCTGTTCCATCTGCGATTGCATTTGGAGTTTCTGAATTTCAATAGGTGGTGGTTTAGGTTGCCCTTCCATCGCTTTAGCTTTATTTCTAAATTGGTCGGCAGTTTCATCAATAAGCCCTTCCATACCTTTGCCAGCTTTAAACGCAGTCACGCCAAACTTGAGCATTTCCATCAGTAATGGGGTTAGTTCAGGGGCTTGGGTAGCCACAGGCAAGGCTTGGTTCATAAACTGGGATAAAGCACCCAAGAACTCAATCCTGTCGGCTTTTTCTTGTTGCTCATCCTGATAAATCATGGAATCGCTAGTTACTTCAATTCTAAAGTTCTTAGCGGGTTCGTCTTTCAATAACTGTAAGGCTTGCGGTACTAACTGTTGGTCTTGTGGGCTTAGTTGCATTGCACCACTAATTTTCACGATGGTGTCATCCGTGAAATGCTTGCAAATAATCTGAGCCTTGATACTTAGAAGCTCGGTAGCAAAATCAACGACTGCGTGTTGCATATTCTTAAGTCTGCCTGCTGCGTTATTGGACTTAATAATCTGAGCACCAAGCGTTTCATTGGGGTCTGTCTGTCCCCGTTGAATGTCGGCAATACCCATAATCTCGTAAATCTGACCTTTGACTTGCTCCATAGCCTGATAAGCCATCGTCAAGCCTTGAGCGATTGGGGTTATATCTACAAGGTCAATAGCCCCTTTCATGCCTTGTTTTTCAGCAAAAGCAGCCCAATTCTTAACTGGTATCAGGGTATTGTTCTCGCCCTCAGAGAATAGTCTTGCAAGGCTTGGCTCGGAAGCGTCATAGACACCTCGTACTTTTAAAGCGTTAATGAAGCCATCTATGCGGTCTGCAAGCGTGTCTAATTGCTTCGCTTGGTCTTGGTATAGTACAAAGTCAGGTACAGGCTCTAAGCTATCTGTAGTCAATGTAGCGTACATTGGTTTAGGGCAAGGGAAGAATCCCTCTAACTGTAGCGGGTCATCCTTTTCATCAAGAATCTCACCCATTGACTTGCTAACCCAAAAGACTTTGCCTTGTTCTTTATCCCAAATCTCATAGATACAGGCTTGGTAATGCTCTACAGTCATTTGTTTGGTAGCCCATTTATCGCTATCAGGCTTAGTATCTAGCGGAATCTTGCTACCAACTTCTTCGCCAAAGCGGTCAATCAGAGCTTGTCGGCTCATATAGACTTTACGCCATACGGCTGTTACCTCTTCCCAAGTCCTTGCAACAGTATGGCCAAAATCACGCCAATGGACATAATCAACAGGGGCACACTCATATTCAATTCGTTCCTGCGACTCCACCAGTTCAGCGTTTTTTGTTTCTGCTTCATCGGCATCCTCTGTAATCTGTAGCCCATCTTCGGGCATTTGACCTGCAATACCTTCGTTGATGTTATTTTGCTCTGCAACAATATGTGGCTCATAACGCACCCATGCCGTACCTCTACCGCCTAATAAGCGGTCAAGCACAGCGTTATCCATAGCGGAGCGATAGTCATGGTAATGCTCAACTTCGTACTCTAAGGCTCGTTCTAGCATCATAGATGCCACTCGGCCTACAGGGTCGTTATCACGAAATCGCCTTGAAATATCTGGTCTTGGCAGTCTAGCAAAGATGGCAGGCTTTATAACCTGAACATTAGACCAAAGGATATTAAAGCGAGCATTGGGGTTATTACGGGTACGGCTGTCATCACGATAACGCTTAACAATTCGGGGAACTCTAGCTTCCCACTCCCTAAATGACTTGTCGTACTGAGCAATGGTGTTATACCAATCCTCGTAAGTTTTATTAAGCGTATCGTGCATACTTATTCCTAGGTAAAGTTGCCAATTGCTACTACTTCAGCACCAGCACCCGTTGTTATCTTCCAAGCACCATTAACTGATTTAGTGTTGACTTCTACAGAATAGACACCGATTGCACTATTGGCGGCTACTAATACATGGGATGTAGTGTTGTCTAACAAGGACACAGTTCCAGTAGCTGCTGTAGAAACTGTAATAATTAAAC